GCGATCGTGTCGTCGATCACGGTGCCGTAGCCGCCGCCGTTGTACTGCACGGCGATCTGCAGGCGCACATCGGTGCCTTCGATGTCGCCCTTCTCAGTGAACAGCTGCAGCGCTGGGACGGTAATCGTCACGCGTGCGGCGTTTACCGTGGTGTCTGTGATACTGCGCACCACAGGCGTGGCCTGCTGCACCGTGACGTTGACGCCAACCTCGTTCTCAACGTCGGCAGCGATCGGCACATAGCTCTGATTTTGGGTGCCGTTGCGCGTGTAGACGAGAATGCTCTGGAAGTTGTAGCTGCCGTCCGGGTTCTGCAGCGGCGTGTTGTCGATGAAGACCGACTTGTAGCCGTCCTTCAGTCCCTCGATCTCGCCTTCGCTGATGAGATCCACCAGATTGGCGTATTGCGTTGAGTTGAGGCTGTCGCCAGCCTCGGTAGGCGTGTAGGTTTCACCGCCACCGCCACCTTTGCCGCCGCCACCTCCACCGCCTGCGCCAGCGATGCCGAGGCCCAAGCCGGCGTTGTGAACGCGGATGCCACCAGCGATGAAGGTGTGGTGGCCCTCCACCGTGAGGTTGTAGACGGTGCCGCAGCCAAAGTCGGTGCGGTCCACGATCGGCCGCAGGTGGCCGTTCTCATCCACCAGGCAGTCATCAGCGCCAAGGCTGCCGATCTCAACGAAGGCATTGAACTGGTTCAGCACCCAGTGGTTGGGCGTCGCATCCAGCACAGCGCCACCCCACAGGCGGTAGCGGAACACCCGCTCGCCTTCGTGGGCGTGGACCTTGAGGATCTTGGCGTGGTGCAGCTCGCCACGATCATCAAAGCTGACAACCAGATCGCCATCGTTCAGCTCATCAATGCGGCGCTGTCCATCAGGGACACGCACCAGCGTGTGCCCAAAAAAGCAGCCGACGCCACCAGAGCCAACGATCCTGCTCATCCGGCCACCTGCACTGTGTCAACGCCGGCCGAGATAACCACCGAGCCCACCAGGGTCTCCCCGTAGACGATCGGCACAGGCAGGCCCTGGCGGCTGGTGTTCTGGATGCCTGAGAAGCTGTAGCTCTTGCGAGGGTCTTTCACCGTGTCGCTGGTGGAGCCTGGCGGCACCGTTCGCGGCACGGGCGTGAGCAGCTGCGCCACGCCGCCCAGCACCAGGCTGGCACCAACGCCGACCAGCAGCTGGACGCCCAAGGCGCCAATGCCGGGCACCAGAAAGCCAATGGCAAGCAACGCCACGCCCGCAATGATCCGACCCACCGCGCCCGCGCCGGCGACGACGGGAACGATCTTGATTTCCTGCTGGCCGGCCGGGTCGTGCAGCTCATCCACGGTCAGGTCGTAGCTGCCCACGCTCACCCGGTAATGCTGGTCGGCCATGTGCTGCTCCAGCTGCGGGAAGTTGGCCAGCAGGAAGCGCACAGCCTCGGCCGCGCTGCTCACCTCAGCCTCAAACTTCCGGCGCTTCAGGAACTTTGCCAGGCGCCCGTAGATGCGGATCGTGCGCAACATCACGCCAGCCCTAGCCTCCCTGCATCGTAATGGCGCAGCCTGCGCCCGGTGCATTTCATCAGCCAGCCGCCGTAGAGGTCACGGCTGCTAAGCCGGCCGCGGATGTGATGGAGCACCAGCTGGTCGCCAATGTAGACGCCGACATGGTTCAGGCCCGGCCCGCTGATGCTCATCAGCACCGCATCGCCCGGCTCAAGCTGCTCGTCATCGTCCAGCTCGCGGAATCCGGCATCGCGCCAGAACTGATCGAACAGCGGCTCGGCCTCAAAGGCCTCCGGCGTCAGCGGTCGCTGCCAGTCCGGCAGTTGCAGCCCGTGCTCGGCGTACCAATCGCGCACCAGCGTCCAGCAGTCGGTGATCCCCCACACCCATTCGCGGCCGATCAGCGGCGCCTTGTAACCACTCGGGCGCAGCTCGCTGCTCCATGCCTCGGTCTTGGGGTTGACGATCCACCAAGGGAGGTCACTGCGCTCGATCGCCAGCAGGTCCGCCTGGCTCGGCTCCGGTGGTGTCACCGGGTGGCTGTGAAAGACCGCGAGGATTTCGCCGGCATCTTCCGCCGCGGCGTAGTCAAGCGGGTCGAGGATGAACTGATCAGTGCCGGTAGAAAGGTTGCGGCAGGGCCAGTAGCGTTCGCGGCCTTTGACCACCACCAACAGGCCGCAGGCTTCGCGGGGATCCTCGGCCTGGGCGTGCTCGAATGCTGCGTCGCGCCAGTCGGTCATGTGAAATAAGTCCCAATACCCGGATAGCTTCCAAACGGCAGCTCGGCGGTGGCGCCGAATCTTGCCTTGCAGCTGCTGAGCCGCTTCCCGCACACGTCAGCCGCAAGAGTGGCCACGGGTTGATCGTTCTCGTTGAAGTAGCTGGCGCCCACGTAGCCGCACTCGGCCGAGCGGTACTTCCACTGGCAGATGTTGCTGATGCACTGGCGCTTCGGAGCCCGCACGCCGGCGAGATCGAAGGAAGCCGCCAGCTCAAACTCCACCACGTCGCGGGTCTCCGCGACCTTGCGGTCCACGTAGAAGATTTCGCGTGGGAACTCGGCGCTGGGGTCAGGCGTGCCGTAGGGGTTGACGCTGCCGGGGAAGTTCACCGCGTCGATGTAGCGGGCCAGCGTGCGGATGCGGGTCACCTTGGCGCCTGAGAGGCCGTCGGGCAGGCTCAGCAGCAGCGCGGTGATGGTGCCGAGGATGTTGCTGCAGCGAATCTTAGGCCGCGGCAGCTGGCCGTTGCCGCTGTACTCAAAGCCCTCCGCCTCGACCGGAAAGCGCAGGTAGTTGTTGCCGGCCCAGACCAGCTCGCCGTTGGCGTTGAGGCTGGAGCCTGCGTGGAAGCGGTGAGTTTCGGTGATGCCGTGTTGAAGTTGGTTGAGGTCTAGCTCAAACAGCTCGATGATTGCGCTGGGAGCTACACCTTGGAGTTCGGATATGGGGTAGACGCCCTCGTCCCCGAAAGCGTAGTCGGGTGCCCAGTAGCCCGATAAGACGTAAAGGTCTTGTACCGCCATTAGATGCGATACCAGCTTAGGGTAGCAGCCTCATAGATGAATCCTATTTGCGATGTGGGTGTAATGGTAGAGGGGGCACCGTAGCGGGTCTGGCCCGTGTTCGCGCTTAGGGTGAGTGTGGTGACGGTGGAACGGGTGCAGACATGCACAATTTGGCCGTTGGATGGGGCGGCTGGCAGGACGATCGCGAGTGTGGCGATTGTTGCGGTGTGCTTAAGGATTAGTGTGCTGGTTGTGTTTGTGATTGTGATGGAGTCGCCTGTAGCGGGTGTTGCCGTTTGGATGTAGGCGTCGGGTACGGCGTTGCCTAGATTATTGAAGTTGGCGTCTACTTCGGCGTGGGTCAGGGCACTGCCTTTGCCGGCGCGGGTGACGATAGCAGCCATAGGTCGATCCTCTTACAGGCAGTATAGGCTAAAAGTGCGGCGAGCCTAGGGTTCGTAGACCTGCCGGAACGTGGCGCGTATTTGGTTGTTGTTGCAGTTACTAAGTGTGATTTGCCACTCTTCGCACACGTACTTTCCGGCGGTGCCACGGGGCGGTGTCCAGTCAAAGCTCTCGGCACTACCTCGTGCCTCGAAGAAGGCTGCAATGTTATTGCGCTCAGCGTCGGTGCGATTGGAAAAAACGAGCTGCCAATCCTTGGGGTCGGTGTGTAGGCCGAATCTTATGCGTTGCTCATAGCCGTCCCCTGCCTGAAACTTACGCACACGAGGCTTACTGCTCTCGGTTGCCTCAAACGAGGGTGTGAATGTGAAGGTCGCCATGGGTTACGCCGCCAACAGGCCACCGGGCCGTTTCTGTTTGACCAATTCTGCCTGCACCGCTTGCGCAATGGCACGCCCAAGCTGTTCGCCCTGGCCTGCGTTGCCCTGCACGCTGGTGCCCTTGGCGTCCACGCTGACGTTCACGTTGACCGGGGCGCTGTTGCTGCCGCCCGCGGCCTCGACGCCGAGACGCCCGCTGGGCAGGCGGCGGAGGGGCATGATCGCCTCGGGGCCGGCTTCGCCCATAAGCCCCAGGCGACCGGCGCCGCCATTGGCGAACCTGAACATCGTGGGCTTGTCAACCAGGCCGCCCATGGCGAAGGGCACGATGCCGTTGGCTGCGAAGGCGTTACCCATCGCATTCAGCTTGATGCCGCTGAACGCCAGCGGGTTGAATCCAGCCTGCGCACTGCCGAACACCGAAGCCCCCGACACCGGACCAGCGCCGCTGAACCCACTGCCGCCGCCACCGATGGCACCAATCGCCTGCATGATTGTCTTGAGGATCAACTGCTGAATGATCATCCGCGAGGTGGCCTCAAGGATGCTGCGCGCAAACTCACGGAAGTTTGTGGTGCCTGTCGTGACCAGTGAAACCAGCGCATCCTCGATGCCCTGGAAGGCTTGCTGTCCAAGGCTGGAAAGCGCATCACGCATGGTGCCAATTTGCTCGATGTAGCCGGTCAGGCCGTCTTTCAAGCCGCCCATGATGTCGCTGTTGTATTGCAACGCGCGGGCGTTTTCCCAGGCCGATTCCGTAGCCTTGTCGATCGCTTCACCCTGGCGGATCCACTGGTCCGTGATGTCTTGCTGATAGTTCCTGTCAGCAAGTGCGACGTTTGCTTCTGAGATGCGGTTGATGAGAGACTCAAACGGCTTGATGTCAAGCTGGCCGCCAGCGGCCTGAATCTCGCG